TGCCCTTCAAAGGTGCATCCACATTCAACGCCAACGAAACAAAGGAAGGCGCAGGCCTCTGCACTTAGCTTCGACGGATCGGATAAGCTGAATACATTGACTTTTGTTTTACGCTCAAACTTCTTCAGCGCCTTCATGCTGTACCGCACTGGGTACTCTGTGCCGTTTACTTCAATCATTCAGCAGTCTGTGTAATTGCACCGCTCAACTCAAACGAAGCGCTGTAAGTAGCTGTGTCCTCCGTGCCGCCTGACTGCTCAAGGCTAGTGATGAAACCGCTAGCGCTGTAATTGAAGTCTTCGCCTACAACAGGATTGGCCTTTGCAAACTTTAAGGTTAAAGCTGTGCGATTGTCCAACGCTGTAAACAAGTCAGAAACGTCATCATTTGAAGCGTCGTTGTAATCAATCAAACCGCTAACGCTCATTGATCCTGATTTGACACCGCCGAGCAGCTCACGGAATCCCGCGCTGTCCTTTGTGGTAATGTCGATTGTTTCCATGTTGAGAGAAAGCGAGCAATCCGTAGCCGCTGCGATCAGCGTGCCGCCGATGTATACACCCAATTCTGTACCGTTAAAAATGGCCATTTTATTCTTCTATTAAATCGTTATTATCTGAGTCCGTTTTTTTCTTTGGGGCGTCGAGGTATCCCTTTGCTTTTAGTTCTGCGGCGAACTCAGAAGTAACTGACGGCGTCGCGCCTTTCTTCCAGTTGTTACCGCGTAGCTTGCACGCCTTTTGAATTGTGACCTTCATGCCTGCAAGTTAATCAATTTCAGGTTGATCAGGAAACCACCCGTTATCGTCCATGTATTCTTGTGTTCGGATCGTCGTATCGCTTGGCACGATATGCCCGAAAGGAAACTTTTGATTGACTTGCACGTAACTACTGAGGGAATACCGCTCATCATTCGACAGCTCAGGGAAGCACGCAACGAGGCGTTCGAGGTTTGCGGCAGGGTGTACGTTGATAAGATAATCCGTGTCCACTTGCAAAGCGTTCTGTACTCCGTCAGGGTGTACGACAATCCCAAACACGGTCGAAGCCGCTTCCCCTTCCGCCTGTATCAAAACGGGTCGAGATATGTTGTAGAGTTCGCGCGTTATTTGGTACGCTCTGCGCTCGCTTGTCTGCGTGTCCGTTGGTAGGACTATGATAAATCCGTTCATCAGTAGATGTCGTAAAAGGTGTTGATGTTGTCTTCAATGTCGGTGCGGTTGCTCGATTGGTCGGAGTTGTATAAAATTATTTCGTGAACACCGCCCACAATGGATAAAGAAGGTGAAAGCCTTCCGATACCGTTAACAGCAAAATTTGAAGCTGGCTGAACCCCTGTCAAAGAATTACCGTCTATTGCTAGTTCATAATTTGTCCCATTATACTGCCATATTCCAAGGTGGGGATTGGTATCCTTACCCGCCGCAATATTTTTTACTGCTCCGTCATATAACCCGATGCCGGTAGCCAAACTGCCGCCTGTGAAAAAGCCTTGTGTGTTAGATGAATGAAACAATAAATAATAAATCGGGTTTGAAGTTGCGTTATCCATTTGATAAGCGCCAAAGGTTGTAACGGGTGTGATTTGCGTAAAATTTAAAAGGTTGTTTGCAGCATAAAACACACATGGCTTCCCGTTCTCCAATATTACCCCGTTTTGACCGTCGTAAATCTTTGGCATTGAACCCGTTGCCGTTTGCGCTGCCGTGTTCGTGTTTCCGCTTTGGTCGTACCACTTCGATACAAACCCGTCATTTGAACCGCAGTGAGCAGCCAAGGCAACCGTATCCAATTCACCGAATACATTGAAGCCTATATCCGCGTAGCTCGATCCGTTGTAAACCTCTACCGCGTCACCCGTATAAGTCGAATCCAAAAGCCTCAATGAATACGCAGCCGCTGCACCGCTGTACGTGTCGAGCAGTGGCGTGTTTTGGGTGAAGTAATCGCCAATGTTTTCTTCGATGGAGGTTTGGTCTGTTCCTGATTTGTTAGAGGCGTAGAAAATCATTTCACTGAAAACAGCCGTTAGATAGCTGCTAGGACTGTATGATGTGCGTGCAATCCAAGATGTATTGTGGGCTGCTGTGTTTAAGTTTACGCTGCTATTTCCTCCAGTGGTAGCAAGTTGCGTCCCATCAAGATATACGTTCGCGTCTAAGGCTGTTCCCGCTGTCCAATTGGTAGTTAATAATTGTAAAGCAGTGCCTTGATAATCATCATCCCATAATGCATATTGATTAACTCTCAAGCCTATTTCTGTAGTGATGTTGTAATTTTCTCCGCTGCTTGTTCCCTGCACATTTGCCCCAAAAATAACACTAGACGTTGACGGGGTCTCAGTGCTAAAACCTGTGAAAAAGGCGGTTCTTGAGTTTGTCCCTGTAAATACTGCGGGCATTTCAAAATAATCATCCGTGCCATCAAAATCCAAAGCCAACTTCCCATTCTCCTTGACCAACGCACCCCCCGTGTAAATCGTCGGTTCGTTTGCAGGTGCTGCGGCTGTCGCATCGTTCCCGTTTCCGCTTTGGTCTTTCCACTCGCTTACCGTGCAGCTTGTACCCGTGCAGAACGTTTCTATCGCGCTCTCGTCGATGTTGCCTGAACCGTCAAAGCCAATTGTGGTGGTAGTCGAATCCGATGCTCTGCGAATCTCCATGCATTCGGTAACGTTGCCGTTCAATCGACGCGTTGAATACGCGGCTTCTGCTCCGCTGCCATACGTCTCGTTGAGTAACCCCGTAAACGAAGGAGCTGCTGTTACCTCCTCCCACGTTTGAAACAAGGTAAACGGTGGCACGCCATACGTTGCGCCTTCCTCGAACGCGTCAAACACGGCCACGGTATCCGCGTAAGCTGTATCGTCTGCAAAGGTGTGGATTAACGTGTAGTCGCCGATTACATCCGCATCAGTAATGAATCCAGTTTTGTGGTAAATCTTACGTTTGATAACCTTGCCCGCTGCTGGTGTGTCTGGAGATGGGTCAATAAAAATGCCGTCGCCTTCTGACTTTACAGAATATCCGCGCTCGGCGTATATCGTTGGTATTTGCAAACCCGTTTCAACCTCATCTTCAAATCGGTTTGTATAGCTTGCCCGAGACTGAAACGCGCCCGCTGTAGTGTCATAAATTAAAGCCTGATTGCCTACGGGCGTGCCGACTATACTAACGTCGCTCAGGTCGTTTAAATCCGTAGGTACGGCGCTAGTATCGGCCTTGGCATTTAGTGCCGTTTGTGTTGCTGTGCTTACTGGCTTATCTGCGTCGCTTGTATTGTCTACGTTGCTAAAGTCGGCACTGTTCGCCTTGGCGTTTAGCTCGGTTTGGGTGGCCGTGCTTACGGGTTTATCTACGTCGCTCGTATTGTCAACGTTGCCTAGTCCAATCTGTGATTTTTGCAGCGTGTCGTTTATCCATATATCACCGTCGTAAAATAACACGTTGCCATCCTCTGGACCGCCCTGCCCAAATTGCACATCTGTTAATTGCCCTAACTCAGTAACGCCGCCCGTGCCATCTGCTGGCTGCCATTCCTGTGCGGCTGCATCGTATGCAATGACTTGGCCATCGGTTACGCCTGTGGTGTCAACGTCATACAGATCGCCAAGCTTTGCGCCCGTGACTGGTGTGCCCTGTGCAATCTCCACATCATCGCGCTTGATCCGAAAAGTAAACGTTAGCACCTGAGCAAAGCGGCGCGGTGCGTCGATCGTGTCAATGTCAACGTCATTGAATTGGATGCTCTCCACGTTCACGCCGTTGTATGTGCCGCTCACGCGATCCAGTGCGCCGCGTACCTTGCTGCCAAGATCAGCGGCAAGGGCATAGCTGTCAGCATAGCACAGGAATTCAAAGCGCACTTCGTCCAACGTACTCGGCCCGTCGTGCGTGTCTTCAGGCGCTACGCTCAACAGTTGGTAAACGATGAACGGCGTCGCTGTCTCCTGCTCGGCTACCTCTGGAAATACGTTAACGCCAACGATATCCGTGACGTCTGTGTTTTGCGTTAATATTACATACGCGGCTATACCTGCATTCATTTCTTTTGCTTTTTTGCTTTCTCTCTCGCGGCCTTTCTTATCTGAAAATCATATTTCTTTTTCATAGCCGTTAACGCTGCGCCGCGTGTGTTAGCTATTGATCGCGCAAATAAACCCTTTTGTTTGTTGCCTCCAAACTTTTGATCACCGCCTTCTACTATATTGGCAAACCATCCATCCGCGTCTTTGGGTGCGCGCCTACCTACACGCGGCCCAACCCAAAAGGTACTGAAACGCTTGTCAATCTGCCAAACCTTTATTGATCGGCGCAGCGTACCCGTTTTAATATCTAACGCCTTGCCCTTTCCCCTGCGTATTCGGATTACCTCGCGAGCGTCCTGTATGTTCCCTATCATTTCCTTTTTGTATAGGTTGCCAACGCTTCGATGAATCCGTGTTTGCACCTTCGGATCGCTTACCTGTTTGCGCAGCTGCTCGAATTGCTTTAGCAGCGGCTTAATGTCTGCGCCGATTCCTTCAAAGCCTACGCCGCTACCTTTGGCCTCAAGTGATCCCTGTGCCATGTGTTCCAGTTATTTCGCACAATAAGATAAGCTGATCGTTGCGCCCAACTTCCTCAATGCCTTGTATGGTGTACGTGTTGCTATTGTAGATAACGCGATCCGCTGGATTGATTGCCCGCGTGTCCGTGCTGCTGCGGATCTTAAACCGTAGCCGCTGCACTGGTGTATCCTGATCGCCTGTTATCTTCTCGGCCATGCCTTCGCCTGCCTTCATCAGTTCAGCCCAAACCGTGACCAGCGTGGACCATGACGGCACGCGCTCGCCGTACGCGTTGGCGCTGGTGGTGTAGCTCTGCACCTCTATTCGTCTGTCGCTCTGTCCTATCCTCATACTGATGTGATAACGCGGTAAGGGTTTAGGATAGCGTACAGGCCAAGCGGTAAGGTGGTGGCAATTGTACCCGTTACAACTGGCTGCCGCTGTTCGTATAGGTGCGCCACCATCCAACGGATCGCGGTAATAAAGGGCTTTGGTATATCGGCCTCAGCATATCCTACATTCATATTTACCTGCACCGCGTTGAATGTGTCGTCATATAGATCGGGCACGCTGTCGAATGTGATCCGCGCGGCCTTGGTTTTTATGTCGGCCCACCACTTCGCAGCGGGTAGCGTCTGCGTGCTGTTCGCCGTGTCCGTGTACTGCACCGAGGTAATTGAGTTGACTGGACCAATAGGCAGGCGCACGTTATAAAAAAAGTCTATGTATCCAACGGCGTCAACATCACCGAGGCGCGTGTTACAATAGTCCTCAACCCACGCAATGGATGCATCTCGATAGGCTTCTATTAGTGTGTCCTCGTCCGTGTGATCAACTCTCAAATGATCTTTGAGTTGTGCCACGGTTATAATGCTATCAAGGTCGGGCGTGCCTGTTATTTCTACGGTCATCATATGGCTAAAATACGGACAAAAAAAAGAGGGGCCGCAGCCCCCCTTTCCAATCAAACAAACCCAACCAAATTAGGAGAGCTTCACTGCTCGGCTCAATGCGCCGCCTTGTCGGATACCAAAGTCAAAGAAACGGTTAACGTGCAATGCAATCTGTGCCGTTGACGCGTTGGAATATTGGTCAATCAAGATGTCGATGCCTCCGAAATACGCGAGTAATCCGCCCTGTGCAAAGTTACCGAAAATCATTCGGCCACCTGTTCCAGTTGCGTCAAGCGTGTCGTTCACCAAGTAAGGTGTAGCAACTGCGTTGTACATATTGAACTGGCCATTTTCCCAAAGTGCGTTTACGTCTGCAACCTGTGCCAATGACTTAGAAAGCAAGTAAGCCTGTGGACTCATAACGTACGAAGCGCCTCCAAGGTTTCCACCTGCTGCAAGTACAGCGGCCTCCATTGCGTTTGCAACTGTTGCAGACAAAGAAGCGTCGGCAGTGTTGTAAACATCAACATCAGTAGATGCCATAATAGCGTCAAAAGCGTAGTCGTCTACATAAGCGTTCATGGCTGCTGCCAACTCGTTAGCAATAAGCGCATCAACCTCAGCACCGCCCTGCAAAATCAATTGCTTGCTGTACTTGGTGTTAGCTGCAACTCGCTGCGGCGTCAAAGTAACGTCATCCATTTCCAAGCCTGAACCTGCATCGCCTGAAACTTCTGTTTCGTCTGTTCCAACCGCTTTATTGCTTACACGTGGAAACTGCAAGTTACCTGTAGCGTTTCGAATTACTGTCGTGCCGAGTCCTTCCAATACGGTAGGGGCGCGCAGTGCTTCGATTGCAGCAGGTACAACAGTTGGAACAAATCCTGAACCGTCGCCGCTTCCTGCTTGGAAGTCGTCCGTACCTCCAGCACGCAAAGCCACTGAAGGAATTGCAATCTGTCCAGCCATTTGCAGGCCTTGGCTTCGTGCCTCCTTGCTTGCCTCACTTGCCCACTCTGCTTCCGCACCTTCCAAGTTTCGGCCGTTTGCAACGGCAGCTACTGCACGGCTCAAGCTGAAAGAACTGTTTACACGCTCAACTTCGCGCTGCTCTGATGCGCCAGCCGTTCCGCTCTGCGCCATTCGTGCCACCATGTCCTGCTCACGTGTTTTGTGCTTAATCTTAACGTCAAGATCCTGCATCAAGCTGTCAAGCTTATCGCATCGCTCCTGCTCTGCTTCTGTCATAACGCGGCCTTCACTGTCCGCCTTTTGGCCGATTGCAACAAACTCTTCATAGTTTGCATTGCGCTGGCCTTTCAAATCGTTTAAAGTCATCTTAGTAATGTTTTGCGTAAAGTTACGCGGTTCTGTTTTTATCGTTTCAGGTTCTGCGCGCTTCTCCTCTACGGGTTCAGCTGCTACCTGTTCTTCTTTTAATCCCTCCACTTCCTGCGCCGCCTCTGCCATGTTTCGCGCGTAGACTGATGCCGTCGGGCTGGCTGGGTATGTAACGGCCGACGTGTCTAATAATTTGCCCACCTTGGTAATTGTTCGCGTGCTGCGGTCCTCGCTCCACGTATCCGAGTCAATTGTAAAAGCGAACGAGCTTTGTGTAATATCGCCGCGCTTGATAAGCTTGTAAAGATCGCGCCCGTCCTGCGTGTCGGCAAGTGCTGCACGATACTTCAAACCTTGGTCGTCTACGCTAAGTTCTAACGTGCCGTTCGTAGTTCGTGCCAATGGTGCGCCTGTGTGATTGAGTAAAAAACGTACGTCATCCTGTAGTACGTTATCAAACGCGCCACGTGCTACGGTTTCTTTGAAGTATCCTAAATCATACTCTACATCGAAATTGCTCGCGTAGCCTTCGACTACCAAAGCATCATCGCCAGCGGCCCGCACTTCTGCCGTTCGCAGTTCTACGCTGTCGCCGTATTGGCTGCGCAGTTCTTCCGTGCGCTTGTCTTCTTCTTCTTTCATTGCTTTAACTTTTGATTCACTCCAATTCAAAGCGGTATCACCGCCCCAAAGTAAGTAACTAATTGTGCCGCACGCTTCTGTATCGTCGGGCTTGTAATATGTTCGGGCGCGGCTCAGAAAGCTGTACATCCTTTTGGTGCGTGCCTCGCTGATTGCTTCTTTGTTTGATAAGATCCGCGCGGTCTCTTTGCCTACCGCCGTCGCGCATTTTCCGCCTACCTCTTCATTGAGACGCAGGCCGCGCTTCGCGTTGTTTGTCATCGCCTCGGGGTACTTACTAAACGCCATCGCTCGAAACTTTATCGGAATACGCGCCTAGCTTATCCAGTGCGATTTGATTAACCTGCACCGTGTGCGTGTCGCCTCCGTCCGTTGGGTTCATATCTTCCTTGCCCCTGACTTCGTTAATACTTAGCACGCCGTTATTCAGCATCTTCGTGTAGAAGTCTGCGCGGCTCTGCATGTCGCCTCGGTACAAATCGTTGAGGTTAAACTTGCTGTATATCTGTGGGCGCTCGCGTGACTGGATTAGCTTTCTGTCTATCTCCTGCTCGATGCGCTTGGCCCAAGGTGCAATCGTGTGCCGTGCAAATTGTAGGTTTTGCTGTTCAACATTGTTGTATGTTGTTTGGCTTTCGAGCTGTACCAATGTAGGGGGCACGCTGAAAATTCTGCAAATCTCCTCGGCCTGAAACTTACGCGTTTCGATGAATTGCGCTTCGTCGGGGCTGATGCTTATCCGTGAATACTTAAACCCAAACGGCAGCAACTTCGTGCCTGCTTGCTGTGCGGCCTTGTTCCAACTGCCTTGGATTATATCCATCTGCTCTTTCTTCAAAGGCTGATCGCTGGATAGTATCCCCGTCATTTGCCCGCCGCTGCCAAAGTACTCAGCTCCGAAATCCTCGGCGCTTTTGGCTAGTCCTAAATTCTCACGGTGCAAGCGTATCGGTGACTTTCTTTGTAGGTTGCAAATCTCCAGCATATTCTCAGGCTGAACAATGCCCACATTGCGCACGCTGTAAACTATCTGCCCGTTGACGTTTTTGCGGTCTACGTCGTATATGTCCAAACAAACAAGGCTAGTAACATAGCCACGTCCATCGCGCTCAATCAGTGCATAGCCAACGCCGTTAATGACTGCATTGCTTATAACGGTCTCCCAAAAGTCAAACGCCGTTTGATATTCGTTGGGCTTGTATTTAATAACGTCATAAGCTGGGTGAACGTTGGCGGGTTCTATTTCGCGGCCTGTGCGCTCATATACCTCAAGATCTAAACTCGCCAAGGTGCTGGCGATCTTATAAACGCAGGCGTAAACCGTCGAGATTGTAAGCGCGGTATTCTCGTTGATATTCGCACCGCTTACCGTAGTGCCGTAGATACCTAAGTCATTCGCCAAGGTCTGAGAATCGTACTTGCCGACTCGATACCTCAAAAGCGCGTTCAATCTGTCGCGAAGTGTTGCCATATGGCTTGCAATTTACTAAAGGGAAATTATATCAAAATTCTGCTCTGTCTCCTGCGGCGTCTTCATGTGTTCTCCTATGCCCATAACCATAGCAACAATTGGGTCAATCTTGCCGCCGCTCTTTTGTTTGTCGGCTTTTATGTTGCCCGCTGGGTCCATCTTTAGCTCGACGTTACCAAGCGCCCAACGCAGTACAGGGTCGCCATCATGCCACACCTTGCCCGTTCGTACTAACACCTCTAGTTGTTTGGTTGGTGAACTCATAGAAACAAAACCCTGACCGAATGGCGTCAAGGGCACGCCGTCGTCAACCAAGTCGATTGCGATCTGTGTGCTGTTGTATCTGTCGAAAGCAATCTTTTCTATTTGATAGCTATGCATCAGGCTGCTGCCGTCTACCTCCTGACCGTCGGGCCGATTCATGACGCCACTGACTAGCCTACGGATCGCTGCGTAGTCGGTTACGTTCCCATCTGTCACATGGAAGTTTGGGAGATCTAAGAACGTGCGGTAGATATGCGACGGCTCGCGGTCTAATATGTTGTCAATTGTATCGCTTGGCATGAAGTAATGGCCGCGCACGTGGTAGCCTTCGCCGTCAGGGTACACCATAACAAGTGCCGTCATATCCGAAACGCTTGCAAGGTCTAGCCCGCCCCAACAGATCCGCCCCATCAAATCCTCCTGCCGTTCGTTGGCGCTCCATATTTCATCCTGTATCCAAGTCTTTGAGGCGGTCACCCATTTGTTTAGGTGCTTGGTTTTAAATTCTACTTCGCGCGATCCGCCTAGGTTAATGGCTTGCTGTAACTGTGACTCCAATAGCTGCGGGCGTAGCGCCACGCCCAACGACGGGTTCGCCTTTATCCATGTGCTGGAGTCCGTCCAGTCGTCATCTTCGTCCAGCTCATAGATCAACGCAAATTGTGCATCATCGTGCTTCACCCCGTCGAGTATTTCCTTGCACGTCTTTTGCATTTCGTAGCATGGAGATTCACGGTTAAAGCCTGCCGTGGTGATTGTAAGGTGTAACGGGTTACGCCGCGCCTGCATACCTGATCGTAAGACGTTCGCCACGCCGTCCGTTGGGTGCGCGTGGTATTCGTCAATGCCTGCAAAGTGTATATTGAGGCCGTCGAGTGTATCGCGCTCGCTACTTAGGTACGTGCATCGCGCTGAGAGCGTCGGCGCTTTAATGTCGTGCTTTCCTGCTCTAAGGTGTTTACGGAGCGGCGGCGAGATCGAAACCATCCTTTGCGCTTCGTCGAATCCGATCTTTGCTTGGTCTTTCTTAGTTGCTGCAAAATAAACCTCGGCAGCTTTTTCCTGATCAAAGAAAAGAGCAGCGAGCGCACAGCCCGCCATAAGTGTCGTTTTACCATTCTTCCGAGCAACCGTAATATAAGCATAGTTAAAGCGTCTTGTGCCGTCCTCACGAAACCACCCGTAAAGATTCCACAAGATAAACTGTTGCCATGGAAGTGGATCAAACGGCTTGCCGTCCCATTCGCCTACCGTGTGACGGATCGCCCGCTGAAAAAATGTAATGTAAGCCTGTGCAGTCTTTGGCTTAAACTCTAGACCCCGCTCCTCTGCTGTATCGAGATCCGTGAGGTATCGCTGGCACGCCTTGGCTACATACTTGGCCGCTGGTATTTTGCCTGTGACTACGTCGAGCGCGTAATTGTGCCCAACGCTGTCAAGCATCTTTGAATGTTAGGAGCTGCTCAAGTTCGTCGTCCATTTCAACCTCGACTTCAATGCGCTTACGTGCGGCTGGTGTCATACCTAATTCTTTGAGCACCACTAAATACTTAGATCGTGACTCAACTAACATCTGATGCTCTGGCCTGTGCTTCGTCATCGTGCCGCCGTCCCTGTTTTTAAATTCGTAGGTATATCCTTTTTCGTCAATCAGGCTTTGAAGTTCGCGCACCTCAACTGCTAAACAAGCGGCCATTGTCAACAGGTCTTCATCTAGTTCGCCGATGTGTCGAGCGCTGCGCAGTGCGTTCTTTATCCGCTTGTATTCAAGCTTCTGCGTGTCTGTAAGTACGTCCATGCTCAAAGGTAGCGCCAAAACGCAAAGAAAAAAATGAAATAATTCGCTATGGATACTACGGCGATGCTACAGCTTTTTGCTATTTTTTTTTGCAATGGCCACCCCATTCTATCTTCCATCCAGCACAAGCCTTCTGTTTCTTTGAAATTGTTCTTAACACAGATACATGCGATCTCTTTAAATCGCGTTTACATTCACCTATACTTCGCCATACTCTATGACCATGTATTTGATGCCATCCTTCAACAGGTTTTGCCAATTGTGGAATTGACCAATATCCATTAACTCGCCGCGCCTGCCAATCACCTAAACAATCAGGTTTGTCGTATTGGTCAACGTATTTGTGTTCACCCGTTTGTACGTTCCTGCAGATGTATGCATATCGTTGCCTCGGCCTCAGTGCTTTCTGTTTCCGCTTACATTCTTTGATGTCCTGTGTCAATTCCTTCTTATACAAACGCTCTATCTCCTTGCGTAAATAATGCAGCCTCTTGCTTGCACATTCCTCAAGCGTAAAACTATAAACTGCATTGGGTATAACACAACCTCTCCCTGCATTTATCATAGCACCAAACTCACTCACATAATTGAGCTTAATATACTGTCCAGTGTCGCGGTTCATAGCATACACTGGCTTCCTCTTGTTGCGCTCGTTCTCCTCAGCAGTAAATGCATCACCAGTTCGCATGTTCATCATCTTCTTATCACCCCAAAACATACGCAGATAGTCAGCCTCCCATTGTATTGCTGTCTGCACTGTATCCGCTACAAACAACACGGACCACTTCATGCGCCCGCCATATTTCTCGTAGCTACGTTGCAGCCGCTGGTTTTTATGCTCTCCTCGCTTCAGGTAAGCATAATGCTGATATACGCGCTCCTTCATATCTGCAGCTCTCCCAATGTAATACGATCCACTCGGCGTTGTGCATTGATAAACACCTGCTTTGCGTGGTATGTGTCCTATTCTTAATTTCATGTCATATGCGCTTCGCGGCCTGACTTAGCATTGTGGCATCGCGTGCACATGCTCTGCCAGTTGCTGCTATCCCAGAACTCAGCCCCTTGACGCACAGGCACGACGTGATCTACCACGTTGGCAGGTCCGCCGCACCCAATGCATTCGGGGTTAGTCTTTAGGAATGCCAGCCGACTCTTACGCCATGCGTTAGTCCAGTATCTGCGATCTTGTGGCGTGTCTCGCTTACGTCCTTTGCGCCTCGGATCGGGCGTTTGCTTCCTTGGTATCGTAGGCATTCAGTTGCGTTTGTATCCAAGGTGTCCAGTCAATATGTACAATTGATCGCCGACTGCTGTGCGCTTACTCTCATTGTTCACCTTTTCCTTAAACAACCTAAGCCGTTCATCCCTTAGCTCGTGGATTCTTGCTTCTCTTTGCTGGTCTGTTAGCGAGCGCAGGCGTTCGTGTAATGAGTTGTTCAGCCTCTCGTCTGTAACGTTCGCACAGTTGTCTAAGTTCTTCCATGCCATACTTTCGCGGGCGCTGTGCCTCTCGCATAATGTCCTGAGA